AAGTGCTTCATCGGGTGGTAATCTTGATAGTGATAAAGGATTTATAATTGGAAGATGGCAAGGTAATGGAGATTATTGGAATGGGCAACTTACTAATGTAGCAGTTTGGTCAAGAGCATTAGAACCAGAAGAAGTCCAATCCATAATGAACAAATCTTATAGCCAACTAAAGGGTGTAGAAAAAACAAGTTTAGTAGCATGGTGGGGGTTAGACGATGATACAGTAAATGGTGCTATTAATTCTCATGTACCAGAAATATTGGGAAATGAAATATTCCCTACATCAAATAGTGTGTATACTACAGATGGCTCACACTATACAAAAGATTCTGCTACTCCACCTAATCTTACATATCAAGATACAGGAACAGGAACTGTAACAATAAATGATTCAGATTTAGAAGAATCTATTAATATATCTGCTACATATAAATTAACATTTACAATATCTGGTCTTACAAGTGGACAAGCTAATTTAAAAGCAGTAAGTACCAATTTTGGAAATACCTATGTTGATGAAACTATGTTAGATAATGGTACACATACTTTTTATTTTATAAGACCTGCGGGAGGTGGAAATGGATTTAAATTTCGCTCTGATACTGCATCTGGTAGCACATTTACTATATCTAATTACTCACTTAAAAAAATAACTTCAGATTCTTACATAGGACACATACAAGGAGCAACAACTACCACATCAGTATATGGTGGCAATGCACCAATCTTACCTCGTGCAATAGACATTGCTGAATCACAAGCAGATGCGATTGGGGATGGTAGTGCGAGTTTTAATGGTAGCTCTGATTTTGTAGAAGTTGCAGATTCGCAAGTATTACAAACTGACGATGATATGACCATTACTGCGTGGGTTAATCCAACAGGCACTACTACTAATAGAGTATTTGTATCAAAAAGAGATTCTGGTGGTACTAATTATCAATTCTATATGAGTAATGATGCTACTCCAAAATTAAGATTTTTTGCAGGTTCAGATGCTTTTTCTTCTACTGATACACTTACAAAAGATGAATGGCAACATGTTGCTATTTCTATTAATAGTGGAGTTACAAATGGAAGCGTTTTTTATATCAATGGTATTGCATCTGGAGAGTTTACTTTTACTATTTCTACTAATGATGCTCCACTTGTTATAGGTAAGCATCCAACAAGTAATACATATTATAATGGTCTTATTTCGCAAGTAGGATTATGGCAAGGTGCATTAACAGCAGAGCAAGTTAGAATATTGGCTCAAGATGTAACCTCATACTCAAAGATTCCAAGCTCTGTAAAGAGTACATTGGGTGCAGAAAGAGTTCTTAATTCAGACTTTTCTGATGGTGAAAATTTATGGAATTTAAATAATGCTAATGTTGCAAGTGGAGTTCTTGAAATAGATGAAGGTGCATTTAGTTATTATGCACAACAATCAGTAGATGGAGGCGGTTCTAATTATAGACAATTTGAATCTGGTTACCTAATGAAAATAGAAATTGTGGTAGATGAATACACATCTGGCGGTACAATTATATATGCTACAGGAAACAACATAGGAACATTTAATTCAGCAGGTACTCATACTATTTATTATAAACCAAGTGCTAATCAGTATGTAAGATTACGCTCTAATGGTAGTGGATTTGAAGGTAAAATAAGTAGTATTTCAATTAAAAGAGTAACTAACGACATCGTTGCGTACTATCCACTTGATGGAGATAGTGAAGTAAAGGGATTAAGTTTTGATGGAAACGATTTTATACAACTGCCTGTTCCGTTTTCTCATACTAATCATTCTATATCAGTTTGGGTAAATCATAGTGGAATTAATGAGGTACTATTTTCTGCACAAGATGGTAGTTCTGATGGCATAAGACTTTTTATTGATGATGGAAATAGACTTCAGTACAGAATAAATGGTAGTGGTGCTTTAGTAACAAGTGCCTCATATCCAAATCAATGGGTGCATTATGTTTGTACTTATGATGGCTCTACTATGCGTGTGTATGCAAATGGTGTGCAAGTAAAAACTAATGCTACATCACAAACTATAGATACAACAACAAATGCAAGAATTGGTGCAACTTCGTTTGAAGCAGGTGGTTATCTTGAAGGCTCTATTAGTTCTGTTGCTCTTTACAATGTAACTAAATCAGCAGATGAAGTACTTGCAATATATAATGATAGTATAGGCGGAGATGAATCATCTAATTCTGGTCTTGTAGGATATTATAAAATGGATAATGCTACAACAGTAGTTGATAATAGCAGTAATAGTAATAATGGAACTGTCACTGGTGCTACACTAATAAGTGCGGGAACAACAGATTCTGTAGGTAACAATGACGGAGGATTATACTAATGGCTACAACGATACAAAGCGGGTACGCAAGTTCTCCTAAACTTACTGCTAACATTGCAGATCACGCAGATGTCTATGGCGGTAGAGCATTAGTATTTGATGGGGTAACTGATTACCTTGATTGTGGAGATTTAACATTTTTAAATAGTGCCTCTGCATTTTCAATATCTGTGTGGATTAAATCAAACAATACAAATAGTTTAGATTATTTATATAATAAAACATCAAGCAGCTCAAGTTTAATACGCATGGCAATAGCGTATAATATTATGTATTTTAATGTTTATAATGGTGGTAACGCTTATGGAAGTGTAGCTTTTACATCAACAGATTGGAATCATATATCTTTAGTGTTTAACGGAAATGGCACAGGTAATAGCAATAGGCTTAAAGCATATATAAATGGGGAAGAACAGTCACTTGCATATACAGGAACTATACCATCAGCGACAGGTAATTTATCTGGAGCAACATTTCAAATTGGTAAATATCTTACTGACCATTTTGAGGGCAGTATGTGCGATTTTAAAATATTTGATTCTGCTCTTACAGAAGCACAAGTACAAGAGCTTTACAAGAAACCAGAGAACACACCAAGTGCAGTACAGGATAATCTTATAGCTTGGTATCCTATGATTGAGGGTAATCCAGAAAGTCCACAATCAATAGTATATGACCATAGTGAGAAGAAGTTGGGTAGTGAATTTTTTAATACCACTTATTCATCAGATACAGGAAGTTGGACAAAATATAGTAACAATGTATTAGAGAATGATAACGGAGCAATAAAAATAACTTATGTAGATAATGCAAATGGTGCGTATTTATATCTAAATAACACAGATGATTTTGACCGTAATACAGATAGCACAGCATTATATAAGTTTACTTTTGAAGCAAAGGTGAATACAGGAACTGTAAGGTTAGCTATTGATGAAAGTGGAGAAAAATCAGCTTTAGACATAACAAATACAGAATTTGAATCACATACAATGTACGTTACAGGTATTGGAGGTGGATTATTAAGACAAAAAAATATGGGTTCTGGGCAAATATTTTTTATTAAAAATTTATCTTTCAAAGAAGTCCTCATGGGGCAGAATGCTACTACAAATTTCTTTGGGGATGAGTTAATTACTAATGGAGATTTTGCAAGTGATGCTAATTGGACAAAAGGAGATGGTTGGTCTATTGGTAGTGGTGTAGCTACATCTGATCCATCAGCTCAAAGTGCTACAAGTTATTTAAAAAGTGCATCATTTACTGCTTTAAGTACAAGTAAAACATATAGATTATCTTATACTGTAGTTCGTAATGCAGGAACTGTAGATTTTATTGGTTTTGGTGGTAGTGATACTGGATTAACTCATAGAACAGCATCTGGTACTTATTCTGAAGATTTTGTGCCTTCTGGAGCTAACACTCAAATATGGGTAGTATCTGGAGATGGAGGATTTGATGGAACTGTTGATAATGTTTCTCTTAAAGAAGTGGGAGTATCCTCATCTGGCTTTGAAACTGCTGTAAATGAACCTGTAGTTCCACAAGTACCATTGATGAGGTACAATCAAGTAATGTACTCAACAGGTACAGAGTGGGTGCAAATTACTACAAGTGATGGAATAAATTTTGGCACTCCAGAGTTTACTTTATCATTTTTTGTTGTATTATTTGAAAATGCTGAAACATGGATTTTAGGAGGAGATGGCACTGCTGATGCTATAAGAGTTGATAGTAATGTTACAAGTAGAGTTCTTGTAAGAGCAAATAGCAATTCTTATGTGTTTTCTTTTCCAAGTATGCAAAAAAATGAACCATATTTTTTTACAATAACAAGAGCAAGTAATGGAGATGTTAATGCTTATAGAAATGGTGTAAAATCAGTTAATACACGAAATTTTACAGTAGATTTTTTAGTTGCATATATTGCAGGTCGTGCAGGTATTAATTCTTGGGTAGGAGATATATTATTTAATGAGTTTTCTGCATTTAATACTCATTTTTCTGAAACTCAAGTCCAAGAGTTATTTGCAGATTCTGTAATAAAAGATGCTACTACACATAGTAAAGCATCTGCATTAAAAGCATATTGGAAAAACGATGGTGTTACTACTTGGAAAAATCGAGCAGATAACTTTGCAACTTTTAATGGCGTTAATGATGTAATAACAAGAAATGCAATTAATGTAGATTATAAATCATTATCTATTTGGATAAGACCAAGCACAACATTTACTACAAGTTCAAGCCTTGAAGCAGTTATGACAATGTTTGATGATAGTGCCAATAGTTTTCTTGCTTTAGGAAGTTCTACAGGTTCATTAACAAATGAATTAATCTCATTATCTAATTCTACTGGAGGTCAAACGAGAACTGGGTGGAGTCCCACAGGTGGAGAAACAATTCCTAATGACTCTTGGACTCATATAGGACTTTCATGGGATGGTTCTAAATATGTTATATTTTACAATGGACAACCTCAAACTGTATCTTCTGGCACATCTGATGGTCATGTTCCTTTAGCAAACAACGATGCTATAAGAATTGGAACAGGTGGAACAAGCACAACTCAGTTTTTTGGTGGAGATATAACTAATGTAGCAATTTGGAGTGAATCACTTACAGATGCTCAAATGTTAAGTGTATATAACTCTGGACACAATGGCAATATATCTTCAATACAATCTTCTGATTTAGAATTATACTACACTTTTAATCCACACGCATTAACAGATGCAGACACCAATTCAAGTGTGCAAGATAGAAGTGGTAATAATAATGACTCTACTTCTGTAAGTGGAGCATTAATTGATAAAAAAGGCACAGTACAAGGCTCACCAGATTCTATAACAATCAGAGAAGGACTTAACTCAAACAGAGATGGACTTGGGTTTTACTTTACTAATCCAAGTAGCAATGTGTTAAGGTTAAATGGTGTTGATGAATATGTAAAATTACCTTATACAAAATCATTTGATATGGGAGATGGTAGTTTTACTGTATCTGCTTGGGTAAAAACAACTCTTGGAGTTGGAGCAAGTATTAAATCAATATTATGGGCAAGAGATAATGATAATAGTTTTAAAGGGTTTGAGTTTCAGATAGATGATAGTGCTGATAGACCTCGTTTTATAATAAGTGATGGTTCTGGTAAAGAATGTAATGGCACAAGTAATAGTGTAGAATCTGATAAATGGCATTTTGTTGCAGTTATTGTAGATAAAGAAAATGGTTTAGCAAAACTATTTTTAAGCGAGTCAGATGGAAGTGCATTAAAATGTCAAACAACAACAGATATATCTTCAAAAGGAAATATTAATGCTACTCCAGATTGGTATGTAGGCAAAAAAAATAATGCTACTGATAGAAACTTTACGGGTATTATAGACGAATTAATGGTTCATAATATAGCATTGACTGCATTTGAATTAGATGGTACTACTGTTGAGGCAGGAGATACTGTTACATCTGGAGAATTATTAAAAAATTATAAATTTTCTAAAGGAAAACACAAAAATGACTAATACATATTTAATATTAACAAAAGCAAAGTGGGAATCAGCATTACCAGCTAAACTTAAAACTGCTGATAGATTGTCTTGGAATGAGTACACATATAAGGATGTTGAAAAAACTGCTACAAGGATGGTAAATAAATACTCATACTATCCAAGCATGGATAACACGAAAGATGAGATCAAAGCATATATGGATGATGCAGATATAGATTATAGCTCTGGAGATAATAAAACAGAACTTATAGATAAGGTTATAGAAGCGTATGACCATGTTGTGCCACAAATAGAAGAAGAGTATACATATACAGAGCAAGTAGTAGATACAACTACATTGCAATCTCCAACTTGGAAAGAGTCAGCATTTAAGTTAGGCAAACTTGGAAGTCCAAGATGGAATAACGATGGCAGCAAAGTATTAGTTAAATATGAATTACCTATAGCAGATGGCACATTAGATGCAGTAAAAGGTACAAGTGGTATTACTGCTTTATCGCATGGCGAAGCTATAGCTGAAATGCAAAAGGATGAATGGATTGGGCAATAGAGGTAACTCTTTGGCTGAGTTTACAGTTACCATGGCTATCATGGCTACTTTGGCTACTACCGCAGCTCCTGCTTTTAGTCGTATCTCTGAAGGAGCTAAAGCAAAACAAACAAAAGCAAATTTAGAAAAGATTACTAAAGCATCACAAATGTGGTATAATCAACAAGTAGAAGTTTATGGTATGGGTAAGTTTCCAAGCCAAGCACATAGAACAAGTAGTATAGGGGATATAGAAGATTTTAACAACAACAGAAGAATAGAAGAAGACGAAATTTTAGATGCGCAGTTTGTACCTGTTTTTAATGATACAAGTTTTTTACATTTGTTTGACAATGATACAATTAAGTCACCTTATCAAAGTGGTCGT